GACCTACCAGTCCGTGATATTAACCTTATGGACCGTGATGTAGTAGAGGCAATTGTTAGAGATGTCTATATGTCTGAACTACAAAAAGAAGTAGACCCAGGAATTATCAAAGCCAAGACTGACCGCTATATGGAACAGATTAAAAAGGGTACTTTAACTACCATAAAAGAGGGTAGTAAAGAAGTAACTAGAACTTCAACGGTTCCTTTTTCTGAAGCACAGGTACGTGCTGAACTAGGTGAAGAGATACCAAAAGAAAATACTGTGGATTACAACAGAGCACAGAGTCTTAACTTTCTTACTTTTTTATCAGGAATGGAGCGTAGGTAAATGGCAGACTTGGCTACCCTTCAACAGCAGTATGACGATGAATTAAGAACAATTAATGCTATGCCATCAGGGGCTGCAAAAACAAGGATGCAGTTAGATTTTGAAACCAAGTATCCTAAAGGCAGACCAACAAAAGTAGAAAGTACTGATAACGAAGGCGCAGCAGCGGCATTAGCATATGGCATAACAGAGTCTTTAATTACGGCCTTCCCAGAACTACGTCCTATTTACGAAAAGTTTCTGGCTAAGGATTATGCTGGTGCTAGATTAGATTACTTTGCAAGCAAGTACTATCAAAACCTAACTGATTCTGCCAAGACTCGACAGGGATTAAAGGCAACAGCCCGTGGACAGTATGACCAACAACTAGAAGCATACCGTTTAAATCAGCGTAAGCGTTTAACTGCTAAGGGTATTAATCTAGATGATGAATCTTTTAATCTTTTTACAGAAACTGCATTTGATTCAGGGTTAGATGAAAATCAATTAGATATCAGGATTCTTAATTCTGGAAAGTTTGGTCCAATTGGTGGCACAACTCTTGGATTGGTTAATACACTTAAAGCCTATGCTGATGATTACGGTGTAAACAATCTATTAAACCAGTCGTTCTGGGACCAGAAGTCTATGGATTTATTTGCTGGCAGAATTACAGAGGATGACTTAGAACAAGAGATTCGTAATCTATCTGCTAGTGCCTACGCTGCTTATGCACCTGGCATTTTGGCTGGTCGCACCCTTGCTTCGCAAACATCTGCAATTAAGCAGACATATGCAAACCTATATGGTTTAGACCCAGATGCTGTGTCTTATAGTGCACCAAACTTTATGAAGTTACTTCAATATGTAGACCCTAAAACTAAGCAACCAGCACCTATTCCTTTGTGGGAAGCGGAAAAGATTATTAAATCTCAAGATGATTGGTTGTATTCAAAGCCCGCTCAAGACCAATTTAATCAAACTGGTTATGGAATCCTTAAAGAATGGAAACTCATTTAATGGCTGATGCAAGCGTTGCGTTAAGGAAACTTCAGTCAGGTCAACCATTAACTGATGCTGAGAAAAAGGTTCTTGGTATATCTGTAACTGTTGTTACTCCTACACCTGCACCCGTAGTAACACCTGTAGTTGAAAACACTTTTATGGAAGAGGCTATTCCTTTAAATATTAAAGGTAGCACGGGCGGAATTTCAACTGAAACATCTAAAATAACACAGGCTGAAATGACTGCTGCTTCTATTGCTGCTGCAAGAGAACTAGCAATGACACCTTATACAGAACTTTCTGCTGCTGAAAGAGCAATGATGAGTCAGGCAGAAAAGACTGCTTATCTTAAAGCAGCCCGTGAAGAAAAAGCACGTATCGATGCAGAGGAACGTGCAGCATCTAACCCAATGTTTGATTTTACCAATCGTCCAGAGGCTCCAACTAAGCCAGGCATGATTCAATATTATGCTTGGATTGGTGATACAAATACTGGTTCATGGAAACTTTATTCAGCCCCTGACACTCCACAAAATCGAGCAAATTATGGTGGTCGTTCAGCAGGTGGAGAAACTCAAGCAACTCCAGATTCACCAGTTGGTGCTAACTCTCTTGTAAATCCACCGACATGGAATCCAGCAACTAATAGTTGGAACCCAGCAACTGATGCAACAGATACAACAACTACTACGGTTACAACTAATCCTACAACTACTGTGGTTACGACCAACCCAACAACTACTGTAGTTACAACTAATCCTACAACTACTGTTGTAAGCAATACTATTGTTCCAACAGGATTAGATGCTCAAACTACTGCTTTAATTAAATCTTTACAGGACCAAATTGCAACATTAACTAAACAAGTTACTGGTACAACAACAGCAGCAACAGAACAAAAAGCCCTTGAAGAAAAAATGCGCAAAGAAAATGCGCTTGCTAATCTAACCGCTACATTTAGTAAGTATAACTTGCAGTCTTTAATTCCAAAAATTAAAGAACTGGTTATTAATGGTGCAACCGAATCTACTATTGCTTTAGAACTAGCAGAAACTCCTGAGTATAAGCAAAGATTTAAAGCAAATCAGGAGCGTTTAAAAAAGAACTTAGCGGTGTTAGACCCTGGTACTTATATTGGCATGGAAGATTCATACCGCCAAGCATTGCGTGCATATGGCTTAAAGCAGTTTGATACTGATGATTATGTATCTCAGTTTATTGCTAACGATATTTCTGCTAACGAGTTATCTAACCGTATTGTTACTGCCGTTCAGCGTGTGCAAAATGCTGACCCAGCAATTACCAAGCAGTTACGAGACTTTTATAACATTGGTCAGAATGACCTTGTTGCTTATGTACTTGACCCTAATCAGCAATTCCAGAAGATTGAACGTCAAGTTCAGGCTGCTGAGATTGGTGTTGCAGCAGCACGTCAGGGTATTAACACTGGCGTTCAAGTTGCTGAACAGTTGGCTGCACAAGGAGTTACTCAAGCACAAGCACAAAAGGGTTATTCAACTATTGCAGATATCCTGCCTGATGCTAAGAGACTATCTGATATTTACGGTACAACCCTTGAAGGTTATGACCTTGGACAGGCAGAGCAAGAAGTATTTAATCAACTTGCCTCTGCTCAGCGTAGACGTCAGAAGTTAACTCAGCGAGAAATTGCAGCATTTGGTGGTTCAAGTGGAACTAACAAAACAAGTCTTACTACATCAAGCGTAGGACAAATCTAAAATCCTGACATGGACCTATCGGCCCCATGCAGCGTAATAGACCGATAGTAGGAGCCAGCCAGTTTCCCCGAACTGAACTGTGGCCTGCGAACTAACAACGAATAGAAGGGTGGGTTGCTATGAGCAACAACAACTGGGATGAAGAAGACGATGACTTTGATATGGACATCGAGAACTCTGATGGAAGTGACTTGGTAAAGAAGTTACGGAAAGCAAAGCGTTCAGACGAAAAACGTATTAAAGAACTTACAGAGCAACTTGAGGTATTTTCCAAGGCGCAGCGTGAGGCAACTGTCAAAGAAGTCCTAGAAAAGAAGGGCGTAAATACCAAAGCAGCACGGCTAATCCTAAAGGACATATCCGAAGTCAATGAAGAGTCAATTAATAATTGGCTATCTGATAATGGAGATTTAATTGGATATCAGCCAAAGTCAAATAATGACGAAGTCAATCTTGCAGCATTACGCCAGCAAGATATTGTGACACAGCAAGGTATTTCGCCAGATAAAGTAAATGATATCAATGCTCGACTAAATGGCAATTTTGAGAGCGCTGAAGACTTCATGGCTTTTCTTCAATCACAACAATAATTATCCGTTCATAGTCAAGGAGACTAAAAAACATGCCTAACGCATATACAGATACCTCGAGCGGTTCGTTCGGCGGTACAGTTGGCGGCGCAGGTCTCGTACAAAAGGCGTATGACCGCCTTCTCGAGTTCGCTCTCCGTTCAGAACCACTTATTCGTTCTGTCGCAGATAAGCGTCCTGCACGCCAAGCAATCCCAGGTTCAACAGTAGTTCTACAGAAGTACGTTGACCTAGACACAGTAACAGGAACACTGACAGAGACAGTTGACCCAGATGCAGTAGCACTGACAACACCAACCTCTATCACAGTAACACTTAATGAGTACGGTAACGCAGTTTTAGTAACTCGCGCATTGGAACTCTTCTCACTTGCAGATGTAGACCCAGCAATCGCTAACATCATTGCATACAACCTTGCTGATTCTATCGATGTTGTTGCAATGAACACACTACGCTCAGGTACAAACAACATCTTCGCAGGTAACGCAACAGCAGTTGCTAACGTTGATGCAGCAGATACACTAGACTCAGCAGACATCCGTAAGGCTGTTGCTAAGTTGCGTGCTAACAAGGCTAAGGGCCGTCGCGGAAATGCATACTGGGTTGGTATTCACCCAGAAGTTTCACACGACCTTCGTGCTGAAACAGGCGACCTAGGATGGCGCTACCCACAGTCACAGTCTGCTTCAGAAGCAAGCAAGATTTGGGCTGGAGAAATTGGTGAGTACGAAGGCGCGTTCTTCGTTGAGTCATCACGTCTATACAATGCTAAGACAGGTGCAGACCAGTCAACACTAGCAACAACAGCAGTAACAGTAGCAGGAACATCAGCAGGATTTACATTCGGCGTTGCTTCATCTGCAGTTATTGCAACACGTGCTGAAGTTGGTGACAAGATTGCAGGAACAGGTATCGCTTCAGGTGCAAAGATTACTGCTATCACTACATCAGGTTCAACAACTACATTTACTGTAGACACAGCAAACACAGCAGCAGTAACAGTTTCAACAACTGTAACTGTAACTCCAGTAACACGTGTATTCAACACAATCGCATGTGGTTCACAGGCAATGGCAGAAGCCGTAGCAGAAGAACCACACGTAGTTATTGGTAACGTAACTGATAAGTTGATGCGTTTCCGCCCAATGGGTTGGTACGGCGTACTTGGCTTTGCAGTCTACCGTGATGAGGCTCTATACCGAATCACATCTGGTTCATCAATCGCTGCTCTCTAGTAGTTAATTGACTGTAGGGCTGGGGCAACCCAGCCTTATGGTGAGTCCACTAAAGGAGGATGAATGTCTAACTGGTTATTTAAAACACCAACAGTTGAAGAAGGCCCTGCTGGCATGCACAGACTGTTTGAGTTTTATAAGTTGGACCGTGGTATATCTATTGTATTAGATACTAATGGACAGTACCAGCAAATTCGTTATCCACTTGATTCTGATTTACCAGACTATCCAGTTGTTTATCGTGGTGGATATAACTACACAGTAGACGATGCTACTAAAGCAGCACTTATTGCTGGCAATGTAGGAATAACGGAAGCGAACTTTACAGAAGTATGAGCCTACATCAGATACAGACACATCCTGAATATGTAGAAGGATGCTTTGGGTGCAAGATTATGACCCTTGAACTAGGTACAGGTGATGCTGACTCTCGCCGTCAAAGGCCACAAAAAGCATTTAACGAAGAACTTAATGCTTACAAGGAAGCCAGAGCACAAGGCATACAGCCTGGCGGTACATCAATGCAAAAGATTCGTGAAGCCGAAAAGGCTTCCGAAGTATTAGGCAAGCCATACAACTCAAACACAATGCCTGATGCAAACAAAGTAAACAAATCAACCGCAGCAGTAATGAAAGAGATAGGACAAATATAATGCCAATGGTAGGAACAGAGAAGTTTGATTACACACCAGCAGGTAAGGCTAAGGCTAAGAAGGCTGCTAAGAAGATGGCCATGAAGAAGACTACAAAGAAGATGGCTATGAAAAAGATGGGCAAGAAGAAGTAAATGGCAAACCCTGTTAAAGGAGTTATTAAGCGAGTCAAAACGGTAGCCCGTGAAGTCCGTGATATTCCTACAGCATTGGGTACTGGTATTGCTGCTTCGCAGGATTATAAGCAGCGCGGTCCTGGAAATGCTGCTACCGCAAAAGCAAATGCTAACGCTTCAGATAAAAACTGGGATAAGCAGTTAGCAGAAGTTGCTAGAGCAATTGTTAAAGGAAAGTCTGGCACACGCTCAGACAAGTTTGACTCAAAAGGTAAGTACACAAGAGGATAAATATGAAGACTAAAAAGCATCCTGGATTTAAAGCAGTCCAAAAAAAAATTGCTAAAAAGTCTAATGTATCTATAGAAGCAGCGGGTGCAATTCTTGCATCATCTAGTCGTAAGGCTAGCGCTGCTGCTAAGAAAAAGAATCCACGTTTAAAGAAGGTTAAAGGATAATGTCAGACCCTAGACTAAAGCGAGCAGGAGTGTCAGGTTTTAATAAGCCTAAGCGCACACCAAATCATCCAACAAAATCACACGTAGTTGTGGCTAAAGAAGGCGATAAGGTTAAGACTATTCGCTTTGGTCAGCAGGGTGTTACTGGCGATAGAAAGCCAACAGCCCGTCAGAAATCCTTTAAAGCACGTCATGCCAAGAACATTGCCAAAGGCAAAATGTCAGCAGCCTACTGGGCGGATAAGGTGAAGTGGTGAAGAAGAAAGCATTTTGGGATAAAAAAAATCCAAAGAAAAAGTCAACACCTTTAACGCCAACTCAAAAAGCAAAGGCTAAAGCAATGGCTAAAAAGGCTGGACGACCATATCCTAACTTGGTTGATAACGCAGCAGCAAAGCGAAAGGGTAAGTAATGGCAACAGGAGAAGCAGGTAGCACATTTGCTGATGAGTTAAATCGTCTTGCAAATGGTGGAACATATCCAGCGCTAACAGCATATAAGTCTGAACAAGGTGCAGCCAACGCTTATGCATCTACCAGTGGACTAGGCATTATTGCTGCACTTAATATCAAGGCTAGCGCAAGTCGTCAACCTAAAGATTACAAAATGTTAAACGCTGTTTGCAATGAACTAGCAGGAACTACTGGACTATCAGCCGTTGTTGCATTAAGGAGCATAGACCTATGACAATAACACTAACGCAAATGATTGATGAAGTCCTTATTAATCTTGCAGGTTATACCTATCAGCAGGACCGCTCAACATATCTAAGAACTGCGGTAACTGGTTTAACATCTCCAAGTACCTCACCTACAATCCTATCTCTAGGGGACACAAGCAATGTGGGTAAAGGTATACTTGAGGTTGATGAAGAGTTAATGTGGATTGATTCATTTGACCGTGTTGGCAACACGGCAACGGTTTCTCCTTATGGTCGAGGCTATTTAGGCACAGAGGCTGCTACACATGCTGCGGATGCAAAGGTTACTATTGCACCTATTTTCCCGCGTTATGTTGTTAAGAAGGCTATCAACGATACTATTGAAGCAGTTGGCGCTTCTATCTATGCAGTTAAGCAAACATCATTTGTTTACAATGCAGCGGTAACTACTTATGAGTTTCAAGATTTAAATATAGAAAACATTCTTACAATGTCATGGCAGGATATTGGGCCAACAAAAGAATGGATTAGGGTTCGTAGATGGACCTTTGACCCATTTGCTGACACAGCAGCATGGGGTAGCAACTCACAAACTGTAACTATCAATGATGTTATTATTCCTGGTAGAACTGTTAAGGCTATGTATGCTACACACCCAGTACCTTTTACAAATAACTCACAGGATTTTTCTACACAAACTGGATTATCAACTACGGTTAAAGATGTAATTATTTTAGGTGCAGCCTACAGACTGTTGTCTTATCTTGACCCAGCCCGTGCTGCTCAGTACAGCCCACAGGCTGATGAGATTGATTCTAAGCGTCCGTTTGGTGCATCTAACACAGCAGTACGTCAAATTTTTGGACTGTATCAACAGCGCCTTAATGAAGAAAAGCAAAAGCAACTAACTCAGTACCCAGCAAGAGTTCACTACAGCCGATAGGAATATAAATGACAACTAGAAATTACTCTTCACGCTCTCAGCAATCCACGCTGACTAGCGCGGTTACTGCTGGTGCAACAACGATTGTTGTTCAGTCTGGACCTGCGTTACTTGGCGGTGCAACTATTGCAGGTGGTACAACCTTTACTTTAGTTGTTGACCCAGATACAGCCCTTGAAGAAATTGTAGATGCCACGGCGGTATCTACTAATACCTTTACAATTACCCGTGGTATTGATGGCTCATCGGCACAGGCTCACTCTGCTGGTGCGGTTGTTCGCCACATGGCTATTGGTCGTGACTACCGCGAAGCCAATACACACATCGAGGCTACTACTGGTGTTCATGGTATTTCAAATGGTTCATCAGTAGTTGGAACAACAGATACTCAGACGTTGACTAACAAGACCCTTACAAGCCCTACAATTACAAACCCAAGTATTTCTGGTGCAGGTGTAGATGCAAGCATTGTTTTTGAGGGTGCTACAGCAGATGCACATGAAACTACTCTTACTGTAGTTGACCCTACACAAGACAATACAATTACTTTGCCTAACACAACTGGCACAGTAGTAATTGCTACAGCAACACAAACTCTTACAAACAAAACTCTTGGTAGCAATCTTGATGCTGGTGGATTTACGGTTACTAATCTTGCTACACCAGTAAATGCAACTGATGCAGTACGTAAAGATTTTGCAGATTCTCAGGTAGCGGCAGCAGCGACAAGCGCTGCAAGTGCTTCTACATCTGCTGCTTCTGCAGCAACTTCTGCATCTTCTGCATCAACCTCTGCCAATTCAGCAGCAACTTCTGCTTCCAACGCTTTAACTAGCGCAAACTCTGCAGCAACTAGTGCTTCTACTATTGCAGCAAGTGTTACTGCTGCTCAATCTTCTGCAACTGCTGCAGCAAGCAGCGCAACTGCTGCTTCTACTAGTGCAACAAGTGCAGCAGTAAGCGCTACCGCAGCGGCTACTTCTGCCTCATCTGCTAGCACATCTGCATCTTCTGCTTTAACTTCCGCTAACTCAGCATCTACTAGTGCAACTGCAGCGGCTACATCGGCAACATCAGCAGCAGCCTCTGCTACAACTGCTGCCAACTCTGTAGCCACAATTTCTGGGTTTGCAACAACTGCATCTAACTCTGCAAGTGCTGCAGCAACAAGTGCCGCATCGGCTGCAACTAGCGCAGCAAGTGCTGCAACATCTGCAACAAGTGCTGCTACATCTTATGACCAGTTTGATGACCGTTACTTGGGTTCTAAAACATCTGACCCTACAGTAGACAATGATGGTAACGCACTTCTTACTGGTGCGCTTTACTTTAACTCAGTAGTTAATGCTATGAAAGTTTACAATGGTTCTTCTTGGGATTTAGTAGCACCAGACACATCTAACTTTATCCAGAAGACAGTACTTACTGCAAAGGGTTCCCTTATTGCAGCAAGTGCATCTGCGACTCCAGCAGAACTGACAGTTGCAGCAACTAATGGTTATGTGCTTAGTGTTAACAGCGCAAGCGCAACAGGGCTTGAATGGGCTGCGCCTAACCCAGGAGACATTACTGGAGTAACAGCAGGAACTGGTTTATCTGGTGGTGGAACATCAGGCGACGTAACTCTAAATATAGCAACATCTTACACAGACGAACTAGCCATCAACTCAGTGATGGAAAGATACTAGGAAAGGATACAGCGACAAATGCCTGTAGTCTCAAAGGTCCTTGCTCGTACAGCAGCAGCGACAACATCAACAACCCTATACACAACCCCAGCAGGTACTACTGCGGTGGTTACCAATATCGTAATATGCAACCCAACAACATCATCAGTAACTGCATCATTGTTACTTAATGATATAGATTTGCTTGGTTCAGTGGCTATTGCTGCTAACTCAGTATTTGGTTTTGACTTAAAACAGGTGTTGCCTGCAACTCAAACCATCAAAGGTTTAGCATCATCAACATCTGTTGATTTTCATATTAGCGGAGTGGAGATTTCCTAATGACATTTCAAGTATTTCCTACACCAGCCGTTGTATCGGGTGACCCAGCCTCACAAACAGTACCTGCTATTGCTGCTGGTACTTATACATTTACAACAACAATGGCTGCTGGTTCTTATGAAATTACAACTGACACAGTTCAAGCATCTTTTACACTAATTCTTGAAGCAGCAAATGGTTATAGATACAGTGGAACAATTCGTGGTGGCAAGGGTTATATTGTTGCAGCATCCCCTGTTACTAAGATGGTTGTACCATCAGGGCTTACTTATCCATTGAACATCAATGCTCGCTTAGGTGCATCCACTTTAATCGCTGCACCTACTGGAACATCAATAGTATTTACCGCTGGTCCAATCGCTACAGTTTCTTGGACTGCACCATCTGGAGCAACTGATATTGTTGCTTACTTCCGCGATGGTACTAACACATCAATGGCTACTACTACTTCACCTAAGACTAGTGTTACTATTGGTGGTGCTGTAAATGGACAACTTGCTTATGCGGTAATTGTTGCCAAAGATGCACTAGGAAACATTGGAATTGGAGTAGAAACTGCTTCAACAGGAAATGCTACTGTTCCAATTAGCGGTGGGTTAACAAGTGTTTATACCTCTGGTTCAACAAGTTACCTCGTAAATACATTTACAAGTTCAGGTACATTAAGTGTAAACACTGTAAGCAACATTGATTATCTTTTAGTTGCAGGCGGTGGAGCAGGTGCTTGTGGCGGCGGCGGCGGTGGCGGTATGTTAACTGGCACAAGAACTTCTGCTGCAACTGGTTCGTTTGCTGTAACTGTTGGCGCTGGTGGTTCTGGAAAATCAGGCAACCGTGGTGCAAGCGGTTTACGAGGTAACCCAGGTTCTAACTCTGTAATTAACTTTTCAAGTGCCTTAACCGCAGTAGGCGGTGGAGGTGGTGGAATGATTACTAATGTAAACACTACTTGGACTGTTGAGCAACGAGGCGGTGATGGCGGTTCTGGCGGAGGTGGAGGTAGTAACTACAACTCTGGCAACGATGGTAATGGCGGTTTAGGAACCGCTGGTCAAGGCAATAATGGCGGAAATGGTTGGAGCAATGCCTTTACTAGTTGGACTCGCGGTGCTGGTGGCGGCGGCGCTGGAGCAGCAGCAGCAAATATGCCTGATGCTGGAACTGGAACCGCTGGCGGTAATGGCGCTTCAAGTTCAATAAGTGGAACTGCTGTTACTTATGCTGGCGGTGGCGGTGGCGCAGGGGGAAGCACAACAACATATGCTGGTGGCACAGGCGGCGGTGCTGCATCTAAAGCAAGCACCCCTGGAAACAATGGAGGAACAAACCTTGGCGGTGGTGCTGGTGGTCTTAATGGTGGAGCCCCTCCTGGTTATGGCATCAATGGTTCAGGTGGTTCAGGAATTGTAATCGTAAGGGTGGCAATATAATGGCACATTTTGCAAAAGTAAATGACAACAATATTGTTGAACAAGTAATTGTTGTTGACAATAAAAACGCTGAAACAGAACAACAAGGCAAAGATTATATTGCCTCTATTGGTCTTGAAGGCAACTGGGTTCAAACTTCATATAACAGAAATTTTAGAAATCAGTTTGCTGGTATAGGCGAGATTTATGATTCAGTAAATAATATGTTTGTTCTTGATGAATCTAAATATGTACCAACATTTGTAGATTCTTGGCAAGGAATTATTGAGCCAACTAGCCCATCAGTTATGTTTGATGCTCCTCCACGATGCGGAAACATTTGGACTATTAGTATAATCAATCAAGCATTTCCAAACATATTTCAAAGATGGGGATACCCACTGTGTCACTCATTGCTTTCGTTTACTGAACCTACGCACAAGTTTGATGCTATTGTAACTACAATTCGTAAGCCAATAGATTCTCTTGCATCACAAATTGTTATGTCTAATTTAGATACAACAAAAAACAGAGAATTAAATAACTTAATTCAAAAGCATATTGATATGTTACAAACAACTTTAGACAATAAAAACAATGTAACTATATTTACTTTTGAAACAGCAACGCAAACTCCAGAAAAAGTAATTTCTGTATTAAGTAACATTCTTAATCTGGA